CTGTTACAGTAGTAGTAGGTGTCAAAGTAGCAGTAACACTTGGGGTTATGCTATGGGTTGGAGTAGTGCTAGGTGTAAAGGTCGTGCCTGGCGTACGAGTTGGAGTGCTTGTACTGTGGGGAGTAGATGTAATTGTAGCAGTAGGGGTGTGGGTAGGAGTGACGCTATTAGTCGGTGTACGAGTTGGAGTAGTAGTACTTGTTACTGTATTAGTAGGTGTTGGACTAGGAGTTATACTAATAGTAGGAGTATTAGTTGGAGTTCTAGTATTAGTAGGGGTAGGTGTTACTAGCAAAGGAGAAGTTCCGGAAGTAATACTGCCTATAGCAAAATTATTGAAACAACCTAACTGTAAATTTTCTAAAATAATCTGTGTTGCAGTATCCGGAATTGATATTACTATCCCAGCTTGCAAATAGGTGAGATCTACATAAGTATCGACTAATGTACTTGCTGAGATTATATCATAGTAGATGTTGAAAGAACCTTGCGCTCCGCCATCTACTATCTTTACTAAGTAACTTTTCATTAGACTTGTAGCTTTTTAGTTCATTCATTTAGCAGCTACAGCCCGGTGTGTTTAAGCACGTTCCGTCTACTAAATATATTTGAGTTCCGTTGCTTGACGGAGTTACATTTGTACTAAATACGTTTAATACAGAAGTCAATCCTGTGATAGGAATCGTACTTGTCGCTGAACTCCATGTTCCTGCTGATACTGTTGCTGTTAGGCTAGGTAGATACTGGTTTCCTGTTGCTGTACTTACTAATGCATCAAAAGTAAATGTTACATCTGTAGTTGGTGCTGCTCCTGAGATAGTATCTCCTAGAGTGTATACATTCCAGTACAGTTGTGAGAAACTAGCATAAGCACAAATTGTAAATTTAGTATAGTTCTGAGGAGTAGTGCTTGGAGTTATTGTTGGAGTTACTGTTGGTGTTACAGTGCTAGTAGGTGTTCTGGTAGGAGTAATAGTATTGGTAGGTGTTACGGTTGGTGTTACTGTATTGGTAGGAGTTACAGACGGTGTAATAGCAGGTGATACTGTTATAGTAGGAGTAATAGTAGGTGTAGGAGTAGGTGTGTTAGTTTGAGTAGGTGTTATAGTAGGTGTTTGAGTAGGCGTAGGCGTAGGTTGTACGTACACAACTCCTCCTGTAATTGTACAGTCTATAACATGGACTGTAATAGTGGAAGTATTACTAGGAGAGCAGACCTGGCTCTTAACTATATAGTCAGTGTAATAAGTACCTTCTGTATTAGTTAATGGATCTGCTTCATTTAGAACTATAGTACCTCCTGTGGTTATATTGCTAGGAAAATTTTGTCCGCTTATTGGGACAAGTTCTAGAGATCCGTTATCTACAGGACTACAGTCAGTTGTTGCTGTAGTTAACGGGTATATGATTTTAGGATTATCGGTAGTAAAGAATACCTCATATACGTCTGATACGGTTGGACCAGCATCAAATAAACAATAGTAGTCCGGATTTGTTATTACGAGAATACCGTGAGGATATATTATATTTCCTACGTGTTTACCTGCTGAGATGCAGTCATATAATAGGTCGCTGTCATATATTGCAGTATCGGGATAATATGCTTCAAATTCAGCAACTGTAGGGAAGTATGATCCGTATATGTCATCTATACAGTTTACTAAATCAATTAAATTGCCGTTGCCGTCATCTACTATGTAGTAGCCTGCTGTATCGCCTATAATTTTAAAGGTTTTAGGTGATATAGCTTCTCCGTATACGTTTTGCGGTACAGATAGTACTTTTATATTTACGTTCGAAGCAGTTGGAAAGTTTCTAATATCGGACTGGTAGCTACCTGATACTGCAGTTGATTGATTGTAATTGTAGAAAGCAGAACCAGTCTGTAAAGATGCTGAGAGATAGTAACTATAGTATAGGTTCTTTACTGATGAGTAATGTAGTGCATCTTGAGTGGTAGAACCTGATATGTTGAATGGAGTATTGCTTGCTTTATAAACACGAAAGCCCTCATCATACGCAGAGCAACTAGGATACTCTAAGCTTTTTTTCGCTTTGTAAGGAACTACTGAAAAATCCGAGGTCGTTAGTGTCTTGAATGCAGAACTCATTCTCCATTTTATTTTTAAATTTAAATTACCAGTCGAGCTTAACTCTAAATAATGCCTCAGTTATAAAATCTTTCTTCAACGGTTTTGAAGTTTTTGCAACAGCTAAAAGTTCATTATTGTCGTTGTATAATCCTACAGTTGTAATATAGGTCTGTGGATTATTAACAAAACTAGAATATACAAAATCTCCACTTCCGCTTATCATAGAAGGATTAGTAGTGTAGTTGCAATCCTGATTTCCTATTCTAAGGAAGAGGTAATCTGAGGAGATTGTTTCTTCACTATTCATTTGGAAATATTGCGCATTTGAACCACTTATTGCTCTATACAATGCACTGGGATTGTCTCCGTTTACGTTACTAGTTCTTCCAACAGTAAGACTTACTCCACCTTTCGCAAAAGGCATTTTTAAAGCTTCAGTGTTAAGTACGAGTGTACCAATGTCTGGTAGGAACAATCCGTAAGAACCTGATTTGGTATAACCAGGTGTTACGCCGGATTCTACTGTTGAAGTTGTTGCTGTACCGTAAGATCCACTAACAATGTCGTATACTCTACCACAATCTAGGTAGCTATTAATAGTTACAGCTTTGCTATTATCTGTTAATTTTAGAGTATTACCGCTTCCGTCTGTTAAGTATAAATTGAGACTTCCAGGTAATAAATGCTCTTTGTACTTAGACCTCTCCACGCTTATAACTAGGATATCTTGAGGAGTTACAGGCGTAACTGTACTCATACCTGTGCCCTGTGTTGTTGATCCTACTCCAAAGCTAAAAGTTGAATTTTCATCTCCATATACTAAAGTTCGGTACTGTCCGTATACTGTCCGGGAAGGTGAATATCCTGGAATAAGATTATTATAGTTTACAGATCCTGATCCTGCGATATGTCCGTATGAAATGCTGAATTGTTTTTCAGAATTACTTGAAGTAACAGATGTCTGATATACATCTAAGTAAAAAGTAGGTGCTGCTGATACGGTAGAGGATGTATAGAAGCTTGTGAGCGTAGGTTGGTTATTAGTCCAGGTAGGAGTAATAATTGAATCAGCGCTTATTACAAAATCTGTAGATTGTAGTTTGATGTAGCTCATGCTTAGCTATTTGTTTTTAGAATAGTCACTGGAATAGAAAGTCTAGCTCCGGAATCACGGCCCTGTACTATTAACATAGTTGTTAGACTAGTTTGTGATCCGAATAAGGTATTAATAGTGGTGGCTGTCAAATTGATAGAAGCACCTACTACTGTTTTACCTACATTTGTACCTACAGTTGTAGTAGCATTAAGAGTTTGAGCTTCTGTTGTATTAATTCCAGTTCCTGTAAAGCTACTTAAAACTCTTACGTCGTCTATTGTTGCAACATATCCTGATTGTTCAAAAGTCGAAGTTGCTCCAAGATAGTTTAGAGTTTGAGGAGTTATTGAAAGTGAAGCTCCTTGTCTCAAACTGATTGTGTTATATCCGGTGTCTATGACGGGTAGTTTAGTGGTTCCTCTCGGAAGTGTTATGAGTTTATACTTCATGATCTGCTGATCATCAGGAAAAGCTTCTAGTACGGGCATATTTTCAATTGCTTCTCCGTAATACGCAGAACCTGAAGGATGTGTTGGATTATATAAAGTATAGTCTACTTCATCATCTGATAAAGCAAATTGTGTAATCTTAAAAGAACCGTCATTTCTAGCTAGAAGCTGACGACCTTTCTTGGTTAAGATTGCATCTAGTATAACACTTGTATTGTTTAAATAGCCCATTTTTATTTGATTTATCTCTTATAAATATTAAATATACGAATTTTATTAGATTAAACCTTGACTTTTCAAGGATTTTATTATATTACCTGCATTCTTTCTAACAGGTTCTTGTATATCTTGTGGATACAGTATTCCTTCTTCCACAAAGTTTGCATCAATAGGATTATACCGAAGTATTACGTTTGTCTCATCTGGCACGTGTTTTGCTACAATATACTTACAGAACTTACCATTAACAGTTGTAGTAGCGGGTGTTGTTAATACATTTAGATTTACTGAGCGATCTAATAATGCATAGAATCTTCGATTAACTGTATTGCTAGCTGATGATCCTGAGAAGAAAGTTTGAACAACTCTATACTCCTCTGTCTCTACGTATCTATTCACATCTGGAAAATGTATAGCATCTCCAGGTTCTAATGTAAAAGGAAGTACTACTCTTTCAATAGGAGATGTAGTAGTTTTAGGATCAGATGCATCGTCAAATACTACTTGACTTTCCGCATAGAGTAGTTCTGATAATACAGCTGAGAATTGTATGAGTCTGTTGTTATGTGAGGTATCTGCTGGAGTTGTTACAAGGTACAGACAGGTTTCCGGATCTGCAACGGTGGTTGTGTATTCAGTATAAATCGTAGGTGGTGTATTAGTTCCAGTAGTTACTGTACCTGTTGCTGATACGCTTTCTAGTCGAATAGTATCTCCTACAGTTAAAGGATCACAGGCATTTACATCTATTGGATCAAAAGTAATAGTCGTTGAGAAGTATGATGCATTGCTAGTAGGATTCATAGATAGACTAGCATAGACCGGATTCATGTCGTAAGGACTAGCACATCCTCCTAATGTATAGGTAAAGAATATCATAAGAGTACAGTTTGGTCCAGTAGGTAAATTGCCCGTACCGATGTACCGAATTTGTATACCCAGGGTCTGTGGAGTAGCGTAGTGAGAGCTTGGAATTAGCTTTACCGACCAGTTAGTTACATCACCCCACTCCGCTATATTAGACAGATCGCATGCAGGAGTTGTTATCGGTGTTCCTCCTGGTATGGTTATTGTTTTTTGTATAGGTTCTGGATAATTCCAAGTAAATGATGTTGCACTGTTATCTATATTATGTAGTATGGGCAGGTACCTAAAACCTCCTTCGTAGACTCCTATGCTTCTGTTAGTTAGAGTACTCGTAGATTGATTAGAGTAATCAAACAATGATATGTTGACTTTTTCTCCTCCTTTATAAAGGTTCTGTATATCAAATATATTATTGTTCTCTTTAGTAAGGTCGATCACAGTCTCTGCATCATCAATAAGGTATTTTATTTGAGCATTACTCCTAGAAGGCAATGTTAGTGATGCTGTGTATATGTCTTTTAAGTATCCGTATTTAAATCTTGTTCTATCGATAGCTGCTGTTTTTCCATACGACGAATCTCCTACAGAATAAGTGGTGTATAATTTACTAATTGTCTTACTTCCTTCGTATCTAATTGTCGTATAAGCTTTAGAGCTATAATTTGAATCTTGAATTTGTGCCCAAGGAGTAGTTAATGCCTGTATTGAGCCGGTGTTTCCTTGATTAATTCTGATTATAGATTGTGTGATAACTCCATAATTTACCGGGCGAAGTTGATTATAGCTGTAATCGGCATCATATTGCTTTGTTGATCTTCTACTTCCGGTAATATTATTGTACAGTGGATCTAGCGAGTAAGTAATATACTTCCAATTACTGTTTAAAGGCGTTACATTTGAAACTCCTACTTGTTCAAAAAACTGTTCTCCAACGTATATAGTTGAGCCACTATACTCTCCTGTTATCTGAGAGAGACCTTGCGGTTGCACTTTAATTGCTGACCCGCTTGGTGTGATTACAGACATTGTATAGCCAGACAGATACCGAGTTCCTTGAGGAACACTCCCCGTGATAGTGCCAATAGTTATAGAACTACTGTAGTCCGTTCTTGAAAAAGAAGGTTCTGTTCTAGCAACTGTATTCCTTTCTAGGATATGCGGCTTAATCAACAGTCCTGTTGTTAGAGTAGCTCTAGCAGGAGTGAAATCTTTCAGTAATTTGAAAAGAGAATTATCAATATACTTTAATAGTCTTGCAAAATCTTTAACACCGAATTTACTAGTATATTTCCTGAAATAAGAATCTCTTAGTAGTTCTAGACTAGTGTATTTAGATTCATACCTGTCAGCAGCACCACCAATATAGTCGTCTATATTAAAGTTTCCTAGCTGATTCATGATGTCTTCATCTATCATATCAGCAGGAGAGAAAGCTATTTCTAAATCCTGATTTGAGATAGTCCGGTCTTGATCAAATCTTTGTAGAGAGGTATACGGGCTTAGAGTTATATCTGCACCATAGCTACCTGTAATTACATTCTCTATAATTACTTTGTTATTAACTTTTTGCGGGCGACCAACAGACGGCTCTGTGACTAAATCAACAAATTCTTGAGGAGTAAAACTTTGTGAATTTCCTCCTACGAATTGGCCATACCCGTACGGGGATCCTCCGTTCATAAATGTACCTACGTTAGTCACTATTCCTCCGTATTGGGGAATGAAATAACTACCTGTCGCAGCAGGATGTACCGTACCTATTACTGCAGTAGGAGCTATTTGTACATTACCTAATAGGAACTGCTGGTAGTCGTTACTATTTACTTTTGTTCCGGCAGTATTTTTATAAGGTAGGTCTAATTCATTTCCTAGGGGTGCTCTAAATATTAGGTCAAATTGAGAACCAGTTGGATTGTTTGTAGAATAGTCTCTTGAATTTAGCGCATGTCGTTCTATAACATCATCCGACAAGGATGTTGCCCATAATCTAAATTCTTGGAAATATCCATTTAGAGATTCATTATAGACAAAACCGCCTGGGTGACATCCTAGGTATAGCTGTAGAGATCCAGACTCTGTAGGAGTATATCCCATCCACGATGCGTTATTCGTGTATAATGCTCCGTTGATTTCAGGGGTTACTTTAGAGTCACTAAATCCTATCTGACTGATGCCTTCTTCATTATAGAATGAGCTTTTAACAGTTACCCTATAACTGTTTGTTCCTATATAGGTAGCGTTAATTCCAGTTACTGTTCGCTGCACTACTACAGTCCACCATTGGGTTTCGTCAAAGAAGGGAAGATAGATTGAATCTGTAACAGCACCTCCAAGACTACCGTTTATTATAAAATTGAGTAGTCCATATTTTTCAAAAGAACTGGAAGGAGGCGCTATAGTTGTATCGTTGTATATTAAACTCAGATTAAACTTATACCCAGTATCGTACGGTCCAAGATGTAGTAATGACGTAAAATCATAACTTGAACTTGGAATTCCATTAGTTTTAAACCTAAACTCAATAGCATCGGGAACTACATTAGCATCTCCTGTTTTGAGGTATTGATAGTAGGAAGGGGCCCATGGAAATACCAAGCTACTTGTATCGTTAGATTTGTATGCTAAGCTAAACCTGTTTTGTTTATACCCTGCATAGCTTCCAGCTTTAGGTACTCCTCCATATTCATTTACTCTTAGAATAGTATCAGGGATACCGTAACAACTAATTAAAGCCCTAACTCCTCTTTCCGTACCTTTTGTTTTTAGTAGGTACGGTAGGTTATGATAAAGTCTCTTATGGTATTCTAATGTGATATCTTCTGCTGCTTGAGTTGATTCTGAAGAAGTAATGTAGTACTGTATTTTTTCAGAACCAGTAGGTGGTAGTAGACTTCCATCTGCATTATATCCTAAAAGAGAGTAGTATAGGTTATCGGAGATATTAGTATTAGTGTATAAACTTATACCTAAAGACTTTAATGCATCTGATACTAAATCTTTTGAAATGCCTCCCTGTAGGCTATTATCTGCAACATTTTTATTGGTTACATCTTGTAAGTAAATCCATATGTTATCAAAATGCTGCCCAATCATATTTAAGAACGTCTCATAAGGTGCATTTTGAGGATCTTCTCTTAAATAAGAAGGTATGGTATTAATTAGCAAGTCCTTATTCTGATTATCAAAAAGAGAAGCTGAGTACAGCATGGATAATGTACCTGCAGTAGGTTCTAGTATTTCGCTTCCTATCCAACTTCTAGCTTGAGAACTTGTTACAGAATATAATTGATATGGTTTTTGACTAGTGTATTTAGGCCAACTAAAAGTTCCGGATTCGTAATATAGGTAGTACTCATATCCGTCAAATTTCTCTATTAGGCTATTAATCTTAGATTGTAAAATATCTCTCGTAGAAGATATAATAGCCGTATTGCCATCAGGAACTATATCGTCGTTAAGAGCAGTAATATCTGCTGAGTAACTTTCGATTAACTGTACTTTGTATTGAAAATTATAAAGCCTATCTGTTATAGAGGAGAAATGTATAAAATTGCTAAAAGTAGAGTAATCGACGTTAATCTCTACTCCTTTCTCTTCTAACAAGCTTTTTATTTGCTGATAGGAGGATGATACCGGTGCTGTAAATAAATCTTGGTAATTGTACTCCTCGATTGCTTGACTTGCTTTTTGATTAATTGCTATACTAAAATTAGGACCTCTAAGACGTGGAGTTGTATCTACTAGAGTCTCTGGAGCTATAGTTATGGATAAATTGTAGGTAATTGGCTCGCTTACTTTCTGTACAAACCAAAAAGTACTCTTAACAAGGATAGCGGTAGGCAGTGGTTCGTATAATTTAACTAGCAGCACCGTTTGACCGTCTACATCTGTCGTTAATCCTAAATTAACTCCTATTACTGCAACATTATTTCCAAAGTTTAATAAAAAATCAAAATGATAAGGCTGTACTGTGTTAGCAGTTTGGTAATCGCTATAAGCAGTTAGTAGATCATCTTCAGATAGATTTTGATTTACAACTTTTATTTCAGTCCTACTAGGTGATATTTCTTTTATCCAAAAAGGGGAGCTGTTGCTACTTTTTAATAATTTACGGTAGAAGTTATAAACTACATTAACTGCTCCTCTATCTATACCTACTTTTTTTATATCTTTTTCTGGAGATATTTCTAATATAGTTCCAGTGTTTGTTGCTGCATTACTTCCTTGAGCAGAGATTCTCCAATCAGGATTTTCCAGTATTCCGTAGAGGTAGTTATTGTTTAGGTCATAAATATGCGTCTCTACGTAGTCTTCGGGGTATCCGAATTCAGACGATATTTCCGATTGTTGGATTAACCGTAAGTCTACTTCTGTATATTCTTGAAATTCCGGGGTACTTCCTAGCTGGGATATAGTTACTGTTTCTGCCATTATGTTAGTTTACTGATATCAATCAAACTTTGGTTTGCTTCAAGAAGTTGCTGTCTTAGAGAATTAATTTCTTCAAGTAGCGCTTTTTCATTATCACTTATAATATCACCACCTATATACTCACTACTTGTTTTAACTAAGTATTCGTGAGAGTTAATCTCTCCAGTTACGGGTATTTGAAAAAATAGTGTATCGTATAATCTAAAAAAATCTTCTACAGTAGCTTCTGCAACGGGAGCAGGAGTTGGATTGACAAACTCTGTAAAGGTTGTGTCAATAACTTTTGGATAAGTATTCGCTCCTAGAACTTGTCGAAGTAGGTTTACTGTTTCTGACATTATCTTACAATTTTAAAAATATAATCATCATCAACTAATACTTCTTGGTAGGGTAGAGCTTGTAATTGAGTTAGAGTATAACTTCCTAATAAGGTATTAATCTCGGCATCAGAAAGTCCAGCTAAAGGACCATAAGAAGTTTGATATACTTTTGTTTTTAGTATAATCTTATAGAATCTTTCAGGTTCTAGCCCATTAGCATACAAGGTAAAGTAGTTGCCGTTTCTATCTGCGCTTAGTTTAGTATAGTCTGTATCAAAATCTATAACCATTTCTTTTGTCTTATAATCTTGTAAAGCCCAGTAGCTCTCTACACCTAAATATTTCCAATTTAAGTAAAAAGAAGAAGTAGTAAACTGTCGAACTGGATACTTATCTCTAGATTTAAATCTGAAAGAATGTATAGAATCTTGCTTGTATTCACCACTGTTATTCTCACAAACTGCTATAAAGTTATTTGTCGTAATATAGTAGTTACTTGACGTATTAAAAGTATATTGAGCATCGTCCCATTTAAAATCTATACTAGGCGGATAAATGGTTGCAGTATCTCTAGAGAAAAACTTTAAATCAAAAAATGAACTTGTATTTAATTCTACAGAACCTGTATGCTTTACAATAACTCCGTAATTAGTAGATCCGGAGAACCATCGAGATACTATGCTTGTAACATCTATATTAAGATCCTTACTGGTATTATAATCAAAACTTTGAGTACACCTATAATTACTATTCCAAGAACCGCCGCCTGATTGGTATAGGTACTGTACTGTACCTAATGCTGCTGACCATGTTGGACTATTTGCATACTGTCCTGTATATGTCCAACTTCCTCCTGTGTTGTTATATGGATAGTCTGTGTACTGTCCTGTTCCCATAGTCCAGTTCTGGGATACTGGTAGGCATTCTAGAATATAGTTCTCTGATATGCTTTGTGCAAAAGCTAAGTATAGTTTTAAAGAAGCTTTGAATGATCCACTGCTAAAATTCTTAAGAGCTGTTATATCTTCGTCTGAAAATGAAATAAGTGCTCTACTGATAACTTCTGGCTGATTAGAAGCTGTTGCATTATAGTATTCAGAATAAGCAAAATCATAAGAATAGTACGGAGAGTATTCTACTGGGACAACTCCTGCGTATCTTTGATAGTCTTGAGAGTTCTTTACAGATACTTCTACGATTGAATCTAAGCCCGTATTCTTATACGGAGTTTTAGAATATAATGTTGTATCTTTGTTGGGGAATATTTTATATACTGCCATTCTCTGGTGTTTAAATCTTTTTTAGAAAGTAACAACTTTTCCTTTAATATCTACATCCGGATATTTAACTTCAAAAATTGAAGGATCAAGAGATGGGTATATGACTCCATTTAAAGTTCCTGCGGATATATCATAAGCATACTTTGAATATCCATTTTCTTCCCCATACTTATTAACTATTTCAACTTTTCGTACTGTCTGAACTCCTGTAACTTTGTCTAAAATAGTGTATATATCTGATAGAATAATTGGTTGATTTATTTGCCAATTATCTAGGTTAAAATGAGCTTGCAGTTGTTCAATACATCTAGCAATAACTTCTCTTCCTGCATAATTAGGTCGTAATACTACTTCAAAATTAACTCCTATGTTGACTATAAATGCATCTCTCAATAGTATTGTATCTGTAAGCATTCTGTACTCTGAGAGATATGTTTTTAAATTTTGTTTTAGAATATCTGATGTGGTAGTTAGATTACCGTTACTATCCGTAGCTAAGATGTAAATTGTAGCACTATACGGATCTAAGACTCCTGGCTGGTTTACAGTACTGTTTAATACTATGCTGTCTTTTAATATAGCAGCTTTTGCTATTTTGCCGAACTTAGAAGGCATATTATATACATGGGCAATGTAGTCCTGGGAAGTTACTGCGCGTAATTGTGTAGGATATTGCAGTAGAGTATTTAATTTGATCTCATCTAAAGTATCTCCATCACCGCCGCCTGATGCAGGAGATGGATTATTTATTGATATTGAATTTAGAACAGCTGTTCCAAGATCCGTATTTGCTACTACTCCTTCAAAAAAATCAGCACTAAAATCTATAATATTTCCAATTGAATTAGCAGCTACGTTAGCACTTGCTCCACCTCCTACCAAGTAAGTAAAGGTTAGGGTAGTGTTAGAGGGTGCAAGACCGTAGGTATATGTAGAGGTGAAGTTAGTTGGATCGTAGGCTGTGGTTAGTTTTGTTAACGAGTCCATGACTCCAATTGCTACTTTATTAGGATTCGGCAATACTGCTTCGTCAGCTACACTGTTAATACCTGATCCGAATTCTATATCTACTACTCCTTCGGGCTTTACTCTTGATACAAATCGCCTAGAGACTTTCTTTACTTGTAAGAAGTAAGGTACCTGGTTAGAATCATTTTGGTAGTTCGGAGTAATACCTTCAAGATTAGCTACAGCTTCTAGTACTGTATCTTGAGCAAGGTATGGAACTTCATACCATTTATTTCCGTCTGAGTCTACTACGTCTAGTATCTGTATAATATTAGTGTCTAATATTGATACTTTTTTAAATTTCTCAGCTTGAGAAAAGTTAAAAGAAGTAGTTTTTACTGTACCTGATAGAGCTTGTACTGATTTTTTCAATAAAAAGAAATCCGGTAGACCTCCTGTGGTAGAGTATACGCTAACCTCAGTTGGACTATAAGAACTAGAGATAGCAAAATTAATTGGCTCTGGGACATAGAAGGCATTACTGTTTCCTGCCGATACTTGCATACCCTCGTGTATTATTAAAGCGTAACTATAGTCCGGTACGTAGTTACCATCACCATCCTGTATAGAGGGTATCAGTTGGTAGATGTCTAGTTCTACTGTTGCTGCTGAAGTTGCTTTAGGTCTATACCCTAACATATAAGCAAGAGCGTATAGGTTTGTAGTCTGCTTAGCATACTGTAGAAAAGTTTCTTGAATTTGGTTATCCAAGTAGAAAGATAGCACATCTCCTACATAAGCCGCCATTTCTATAAACATAGTACCGGGAGAAGCTGATGTAAAGTCATTGTAGGACTGTGGAAAATACGCTTTTGCATACTCTATTAGAGATGCTTTTAAATCCGTATAGTCTTTGTTTATGTACTTAATATCAACGTTAGCCATTTTCTAAATTTATAGTAATTTCGTCTTGCTGGTTTGTTGTAACTACTTTATAGGTGATTGATACTCTTACAATATTCTGATCCGGATATGGTTCGATTGAGGAGTCCAGTATTTGTATATTAGTGAAGTAGGATTCTATACCACCTATGATAAGATCTTTAAGGCCTTCCACGTAGTTAGTCGTCATTTGTTCAAACAACTTTTTTCTGAGACCTAGTCCAAAGGTGGGTTCGAATACACGTTCACCTGGGTTTGTTAACACATAGTTAATTAAGTTATAACGAGTTTGCTCTTGAGTCGTATACACAGTTCTAAATACAAAAGCTTGATTAAAAGGAATTGCTACTCCTACTCCTGTACTAGCTTTTAAATCTATAGGGTTTATATTTCCGACTCTATATGCCATTTTACATATTCATTTTTTTCATTATTGCAGAGAAATCCGGTACTTCGTTAATTTCAACCATCTCTTCTTTTGAACTCTTATTTGCTGTCATAAGCATTTTATTTACCTGATAGGTTGGATCTTCAAGCTGTTCTTGAATTACAGGCTGTTCATAAGAAAATTGTTGTTCTGCAAAAGTAGGAGATGTAGCAGACATCATACTTCTAAAATCAGATGTATCACTTAATCCTAATTTTGATAACATTTCCATCCTCGTTTGTTCTAACATAGGATTTGACATCTTAGTAGCTGGTGCTTGTACTGTGGGTGTAGGTTGTGAAGTATAGGCTGGTCTTGCTTTTACTATCTCCAAAAGGATAGGAACCATCTCTTCCTTTATGGCGGATTTTACTTCCTCCCTAATAACTTTCCTTAGACTCGCTAAAGCATTAGGTTTGTTTGAATTGGGCTTTTGGTTCATACTTATAAATATTTTGAATTAAAAATTATCCTCCTGCTAATTGAGCTCTTGCTTTATCATCTTCTTCTAGTTTCTTTTTAGCTTTTTCTGCTGCTACTCTTATAGCGGGATTAAAACTAAATTTAGCTGCTGTAATAGCTGCTTTTAAAACCTTCCTTTGCGAGCTGGTAAGTAAGTTCTTAGAAGGACTGGGTGCTTCATTTCCTAACTGCGGCAGTACGTTAGTGACTCCGCTTGTGGTTGCATTGACACCTTGGTCTTTTACGTCTTGTTTAAATTTCACTACTCTGTCATCTACTTTCTGCTTAGCTTTTCTCTTTAGTTTAACTCCATTTTTTAAGCCTGAGATGAAGTCGTTTATCTCTGCTTGCACTTCTACCATATCACTTGTCGTAGAAGTAGTTTCAATGGGTATTTCGTCTATACCGAGAATAGAAGAAGTACTGTCTAGTAAAGACTGTTCATCTAGAGTCAAGACATTATCGCTATTCTGCAGTACTCCTTGTTGCTGTAATCTTAGTTTAAGCTCTTGTATTAGAATAGCGTTGTTAGTAGCAAACGTCAAATCTCCTTCAGCAACTAGCAGTCCATTATCATTGTAAGCTACTGCTCTCCGTCTCTTAAACCTTCTTCCTTCGTCTACTAGCTCTTCCTCTATAACAGTAAAAGTGTATCCTGGAATCTTTAGAGAAGATTGCGAGTCCTGTACAGTCCTGGCGTAGTTATCTGTGAATTCTACTAACCTAATTTGTGAGCTTACAAGAGTGTTTATATTCGTATACACATCTTGTAGAATAGGTAGATTTTTAATTTCAGCGCATGCTTCCATATTTACTACTAGTATCTGCAACTCTCGTGTGACTATCTGTACTTTTTCAAGAATAAAAGCAGCGAACTCATACACAAGTGCAAGAAGTCTACTAATTTGTTCTAAGAAATTTAAAGTTCGGTTATTACTAGCTTTTACGGTTTCTTTAGCTTCTTCTAGAGTAGCAGTAATTCCATGTACGGAAAACATATTAGGAAGCGGTAGAGTCTTAAATAACTGTACTATTATCTTAAACACTCTAATAAGTACTGTAAGTATTTTAACAACAACTTTGGCAAAGGACAGTATTTTAAATATCTGCAAGACTGCTTGATTTATATTCCGGACTACTTGTAAGATCTTTTTAACAGCGGGCAGTAATCTTGCCGGGTCAATAATCTGCTGCAGTTTCCTAATTTGACTCTGTACTCCTAGTAAATTTACAATACTTTGTGCAGAATTTATAGATGCAATTGCTCCTAAGATAGCTTGTAAGTCATGTACCTTATTTACAATTTTCTGTACATCCGCGTTAGGGATATCGCTAACGCTTTTATACCCTGTAAAGATTGCAGTAATATCTTCAACTGTAGATCTTGCTTTTCCTAATCCCGGTACTACTGATAGTAACTCTGTTGGTATCTCTGTGAATATTCCTAAACCTAACTCTCGTAGGTTATCAAGAAGATTAACTAGTTTTTGTTTCTCTGCTTGCTGGTTGGTGTTAGATCCTGCTTGTACTGTTGTATTCTCCGTTCTAGGAGTGTTAGCAATTGTAGTAAAGGTTGTGTATTTACTAATTGCTTCGTTTAAATTGTAGGCCGAGCTTCTAACTTGATCTAATTTTTGCTTTATATCAGGATTTTTAATTAGATCTACTTTCACTTGTGAAAGGTAATAGTTTATGATATTGCAAATATCAACTTCGTTTAAAGCTTTTAGTGGAGCTTCTACATACTTACTGAATATGTCATCTATCCTGTTTTCTAAATCTCCTAACTTTTTAGCAGTCTTCAGTGTAAAATTTTCTAATCCAGCAGGAGAAGGAGCAGGTAGAGCTACCGGAGCATATGGACGGAAAGGAACTGTTGCTTTCTCAATTGGTGAGATAGAGATCGGTATGTTCTGCGGACTTTGTACTACGGAGGTTTTTATCGGAGCTTTTACTTTAGCTACTACTGCTACTGTTTCTAGGGTACCGGTTGACTCTAAAACAAACTCTCCTAAATCGACCTGTGTGGTATTTGCCGGTATTTTTCGAATTTCGGGTTTATATCCTGTATAAGTAACTTGTACGTAATCAGCTGTATCCGTATTCGCTGTTACGGCATATTCTCCATTTGATTGAACTGTCGTACCGGTCTTTAGAGCTACTTGATTCTTGTCTAAAAGAACGACACTCGCTCCTTGCAGGTACTGATTATCTTTTCCTTTAACCTTACCTTTTATTTGTACTTGTGCCATACTACAGTGTATAAGTTGTTTTGGACTTCACATTAACCAGCTTATTACGGACCCTGGTACAGGTCCCTTGTAGTTTACTAGACGTTTTTACGAGATCTACTATACTCTGCTGTAGGTTAGTCTGTGATAAATTACTTAAAGCAATTGCTGTAGCTTCTAACTCTTTTAATACTGTGTCTAGTAGTTCAACTAAGGTATCAGCTTTTGTTACAGGCTGTCCTACTTGCTTTGCTCTAAGTCCTAATTCAATTTCCGGAGCATTAATAGTAGTACCTGTTTGCGTGTCAATATTCACTCTACCAGGGCTTGAAAGTCCGATTGCATTTTTTCCAAAAAGAAAGATACTGTCTCCTTTACTGTGTACAACTACTCTATCCGAGGATATGATCACTTGCGGACCTGTATATGGAAATTGCGGTAAGTACGGAGCTTTCTGAGTGGACATATTTTATTTTTTCTGATTTCTCCTATCTTGTTCTGCAGCAGATATCTTAGCGTAACTTGTAGGTAGAGTAGGAATGCTCAAGAGAGTGCTTTTGCTCAAACCTCCTTGTGCAGTAAAAGACTCTAAGCTAAAATTCTCTATAATGTCTTTAACATATACTTCCTGTGAGGTTGTCATCCATATACTACTTGCATCATTGTTTATATTCTCTTCTAGCAAATCCCAATTGTCACCTTGCTTTTCTCCGAATCCATTTGTTATAATAGTTATAGGATCTCCTTCCCCTTCTACTCCACTCCACCTATTGGTACCGTTCTTACCGGTGCTACCGAATCGTATAGTATTACCCCACCTTCCTTCAATTGTTATATCTCCTAAAAATGGTTTTAGGGTTGTTATGTTTTCTTTCTCTACAATATCTGAACTTACTTCCTGATTAGTATCATATGCTGATATTCCTTCTGTTATCTGATCTAGAGAAGGTTGTTGGTTTTCAATAGTTGCTTGCAGTTCTGCTTTATTTGGATGCTTGTTATGGTGGGAGTTTAACCAGAGAGAATATGGTAGAAAATAAAATTTATCTTGTGCTGTAGGACTATCATTCAATCTATAACTCGGTCCTGTAATGATACAGACTATTTCGTCCTTTAAAGGATAATGTTTATGGTTGTTTGAAATAGGTAATGCAGTTCCGGCTGTTGCTGTTGCTCCGTAAAGAGGTTCGTATGTAATCTGTCCTAACTTTGCAGGGTCTGATAACTCTATCGAGATAACCCGTCCTACCATTACACTGTTAATAGACGGTCCGGGAGTTTTACGTCCGGGAGTTTGAAACCCGGCACGCATCACATTATCTATAATATTAGAGGACATTAATTAATTTGTAGTTGTTTTAATTCACCAAATAGTAATTCTTTATCCTTCTCAGATAACAATTCTCCTGATTCTGCAGATGCAGCAGTACTTAATGCTTTCTGGACTATACCGGCCATCTTAATAAGAGCTTCATCATTTTTAACAGCAACTTCCATATACCCTTGTAACAAAGGTACTATCAATACAGCATCTCCGGGTTCATTAACCATATCTTTCAACTGTATGATTAGTTCTTTAATTTGCTTCTCTTTAGATTTACTATTCTTGTAAATATCTTCAAGAAGAGACGAAAACGATTTACCCTTAAAGATCTCTTGATTAAAATCCATATCCTTTTGAAATAAATAGAGGATCTTAAAAAATACCGGAAGAGTAACCTTGTTCTAAATACCTGTTGTGTATTAATTTGTAGACTTTCTTTAACTTCTTTATTATAACAGTTATGGCAGGTGTGGATGCATCTGTAATTTCCCTAATGTAAATGTAGAGAGCTTTTTTGGATAGTATATCTAAATTTTCTCTCTTTCTAAAGATCTCTAAGATAGCATCAGCAATCCTAGCATCTTTTTCTTTAGGAAAGAGATCTTCTAAGTTACTCTCTACGTAAGCTATGAAAAGATCAACCGGATTGCTTCTTTCTAGGTTTAGATCTACATCAGTTTTATTACTAATGTCTGCTAGAATAGTTTTATCATTATCAATATCTTGTAATGGAGCTTTTTCTTTTTTCCTCTTGTAGTTCTTCTTGTTAAGGTTTATAAGATATCTCTTAGTGATTGTTCCGAAATAAGAATAGGCTTTACCTTTTTCTTTTTTGTAAAGCCTTAATTTTTCAAGAAGTACTGCTACTACTTCGTGCTTCAAATCCATTACTGTATTTCCATCCGTATAAGGAAACTTAAACGTATTAATAATATTTTCTGCAAGTTTATGAAAAGCGTAGTTAATCTTCTCGTTAAAGAGCCTATTCTTAAAGACAGCATCTTCGGATGCTACGTACTCTAAAATAGCGTCTTCTGTTTCCTGCGTAAAATATAAATTAGACGTTTTAGGTTTCCTTTTTCTTATTCTACCTTTCTTGGTTAGCTCAACCGGTACTTCTTCTATATGAATCATTACTTTGTAAATTCATTTAACATTTCCTGAATTGCTTGTACAGTTCTAAAGAAGGTACCTACTTCATCGTCGCTAGCGAAAATACCTCTCTTATCCATATCCTTTAATCTCTTATCAGATTCCTGAGAGATTAGTTTGATATTCTCTAGAAGTATTTGCTGTCTTTCAACAGTCTCTTCTAGTTTTACATTTTTCTGATATAGGTTAAAGATTACATAACCTACTACAGTAAAGACCCAAAGTCCTAAATTTAAAAGTGTTCCGGTAGTCATATTACAGGTTTTTAAAAGCATTCATGATGGACGGATTAGAACTACCAAGTCTTTTTAGAGCTTCTTGAGAAGCTTTAGGTGAGTTAGTAGGTACAGGCTTTTTAGTTTGAGTTACTGGCTTTGTCGTAGGTTTATTGTCAAACTTTCCATACCACTCTCTTTCCCATTCTACTCTAGCTGCTAACATATCAGCCTGGTGTACTAATAGCGGTAAGTAACTTCTAAGTCTAGCTTCTGGTTGATAAGATACAAGGTAGGACTTGTTAGGTTCTTCGTATAAGCCATCATGTAATTTTATACCTAGGTATTCTTTCTCAGACATTGTAATACCTCTGGATTGTAGTAGAAATAATCCTCTATCAGGAACTGTAAAATACTGTAACTGAGTATTATACTTATACATCTTTCCTAGCTTTTCTACTTCCCAGCTATTATCATTAGGGAAAGCTCCTGGTTGTCCGGGAAATCCTAATTTACCTAAGTCATGATTAAGACATACGAAAGCTAATTCCTCTTGAGTAAAATCTTCATGACCTTCAAAAGACTTCCAGGTCTTATTTAATTCTACTGCTGCATAGTAAACTCTCAGAATATGATCTATATAACCTCCAGGAATACAGTTATGATTAGATTTAGTAATCGCAGCAGGAAGTAGAGCTGCATCTTCTCCGAACTCTTCATATAATTCCAGGAGTTTATCTTTTCTATCACCGGTAATAACCTTGTTTATGATAGAATTAAATTCAATCCAATTTTCTTGGATTTGTTCTGCTGTTAGAGTGTAACCCATAATTAATATTCTTTTTGAATTAAAGATTGTATTTCCTCAATAATGTCTTTCATCTTTTGATTTATAACCCTCATTTCTTGTTGTGGAGCATTACTTGAAATCAAAGAATCAAATGAAGCAGTCAAGTTATGTAACAGTTCTAACTTACCTTCGATGAGTTGTTTATATCTCATGATTTTTTATTTGTTTAATGTAATTAATAATATCATTCGGTGAATTATAATATAAGAACTTTTCGGCAGATCTACTACTAGGTCTATCTCCGTCATTAGGATTTATAAAATAATTAATACTGTTCTCTCTAACAATAACTTTAGGATACCTTGCCGAATTAAAAAACTTCTCTAACTTCGCACACTCTTGGTCATTTTTTGGATCATCAACATCTACTTCTTCAAATCTATAATTCGCCCCTTTAAGTCTTTTTAAAGTGTCATTACAAAAAGGGCAAGTACTCATCGTATAAATTCTTATCATCTTTTATTCTTTTTCTTTTTAAGAATGATACTTTGCAAAAAGCTAAGGTTTTTTTACCATAAAAGCAACTTTATTTTGCTCCTAGTTTATTGATTATGAATATAACTTCATCTGCTAGACTCCAAAGTTCCATATCTATTACGATCCCTAAAATTCTACCCATCTGGTCTAATACTTCTTCTTGTTCGGAGATTGGAATATATCCTTCCACTCCCTCGTCCGGCAGGTTCCTAAGAGTTGCAGCTAAGACTAAAACATAATCTGTCATACTACTTAAGTACTGATCTAAGAAATTTTCAGCAAAGGAATCTTCAAGGCTATCTAAAATTGATGTATCTAGCATAACATAAAATAAAAAAGCGAGCCCAGGCACTCCCATACCCAGGCTCTATATTTACACCCTAACCAACATTAATAAATATATACTATTTTAAAAAACAAACCAACTTTTTTTAAAACTTTTTTCTATTTATAGAAAATAATCCTGTTCTATTTAATAGTTATACATTTTTGAAATAAAGTTAACCAATTTATGGACCCCGATGGTAAACGATTAAATGACCTGGAGATCAACATTCTTAAACAACGTGGCAACATTTTGCTTAATGACAGCAATGTTCTTCAACCCCTTTGGGTTCGACGCCTTATTCAGGATGGTAATGAACTGGACAGGTTCTTACTGGATTACGGATTTAATTTTTTATGGAATTGCGGGATCCTTTCTTGGATTATATTTCTTATTCAAAAGAGCTTCTAAGAAGACCTAATATCCCTTGATTCTCCGGTGTGTAGCTTCTATCAGTATATATACTAGTAAAGTAAATTTGACCTAGAGAAATCAAAGCTAATAGAGGGTCAGAAGGGTTTCGATAAGACAGTAGATATTTATTTAAGACAAAACATTACAACTATGAACAATGCATTTTTCAGCTTTCTAGCCGAGCTAATAACCAGGTTATTCTCCGCTAAACCTAAATTTTTCTCTATTATTCAATGGGTAGCATTCCTAGCAGGAGGCTTTTCTGCAACAGTACAGTACTTGAAAGAAGTTGGTACTGCTCTACCTTCTTGGGTAGCTGTAGCAGGAAATGTTAACGTAGTGGTAGGATCTGTAGTAGCTCTTATCATTTCACAATTGCCTGTTAAGCAAGGAGAATAAGTTTAACTTAATGTAATAGAGAAAGGCCCCTTTTGGAGGCCTTTTCTTTTGTATGCACTACTAGACTATGAATTAATTAGTCGGTGTTTCGAAAAGTTTCATCTTCTTGGAAAAACTTTCGAACTCTCCTTTTGCTTCCATATATCCTTCTACGCCATCTTTCTTC